ACTGTCAATATGTCTGAATCACTCTTTGCAGGCTTACCGCCAGCAGCCACATTAGCGGCTGCGACTATTCCGGTTGGATCATTCATTCCAAAACCCCTAAAATATGAGGCTCACGCATGACGACATACTCTTTGCCGTCCTGCTTAAATTCTTGCCCTACGCCAAAGTATACATGGTCACCAACCTTGATGTCCAAACATTTTGGGCCAACAGCGATAGCAATACCGGTTTCAGTCTGTGAATTTGCGGGCAAAACAAACAAGGGATGCTTCTCAACATCGCGCTCAATGATGATGCAGTCTTGCAGTGCTTTCATTTTTTCTTCATGGGTGTTGGTTTAGCGGCGCGTTTAACAGCGTAGGCAATCGCCACGGCTTGCTTGACTGGTTTGCCTGCGGCAATCTCAGCTTTGACGTTCTTGCGGAAGGCTTCTGGTGATTTTGATTTGACGAGTGGCATATTAAGTCTCCGTGTGGAAAATAGCGTAGTTCAAATGAATGGCTTCGCTGTACGCATTGTTGGTTACGTTCTTAATTTCTACCGTGAACGAGCCATTGCTGACAGCCACAATAAACACATTGTACGCACCCAAAGTGCCGCCAGAGGCTACGCTGATCACCACCACATCTTTGGTGCTGACGGTGCTGCAATTGACTACAAACACCGCATTGGCGCTAGGGGCCATCTGAGCGTTGGCCGTGATAATCTGGCCAGAAGGCGTGTTAATCGTGACTGCTGTGGTTTTGTTGTTGGTTTGGGTTACGGTGTCGTAAGCACCAGCTGCATAGCCAATCGTGCCAGTGGTGGCAATGTTGGTGGCTTTGACAATATCCGCGCCAATGATGTTTTGGTCTTCGTATGCAACGCCAATTGGCTTGGTATTTGCCATGATTATTTCTTCTTCGCAGTTTTAGCCGACTCTTTAAAGTCTTTGGCGGTGGGGGCGTTTTTACTGCCCGGTTTGTTCATTTTTTCGCCAGAGCCAGCTTTGATACGTGCCTGTTTAGCGTGAATGTTCGCATAGAGTCCGGGTTTAGTAGCCATGATTAACACTTCCATCGTTTAAGAGCTGCTTTAGCACGTTCGCCGTCTTTGGCGTTGGCGGCTACTGCGCCCATCCTTGCACAAAATGAGTCTTTACGACCTTGGTCTGCCTTGGTTTTAGGATTAGGCGCTGGCGCTTTTAAATTTGAACCTGTTGCGGCGTTATATTTTGCGCGGCCTTTTTCAGTCAAACCAGCACCTTTAGACACCGGCAACTTTTCACCTCGTCCTACTGACAAAGAGACACTTTTTTTAGTAGCCATTTTTAAGCTCCCATCCAAGAAGATGATGCGCCTCGGTCAGCATGGACCGTGCGCGTTGTGTTACGCGAATTGTACTCTCCACGGCTGGCAACTGGATAGGCAAATGTGACGGCCAGTGCATCAGCAGCATCGGGTGATGCCAGTCCACGGGCTTTCATTTCCTTTTTCCCCTCTAAAAAGATCGTGCCAGCCGAGTTGGGCTTCTTCATCGGGCCGACCAGATCGTTCTTGAGTTGCCGATCTACAGGGATCGAAGCGGTCCTGAGCCAGTCGCGCATCGCGCCCCACATCTCAGCCCTCTTGTTACCCCACATCACAGGGTTCTTCGCTTTCCAGCCAAAGTTCACCCCGCGCACTTTGTACCGCTGCTCGGTCAATCTGTCAAGTATCCCGTACCCAAGGCCGCCCTCATCGATGACAGTCAGGACTGGCTTGTACTCCTCAATGGCATCGATCACGTGGCCAACGACACTCATGGTGTCTTCGCCCTTTAGCCGCTTGATGGCCACAATGTCCCGGCCCTGACGCACAAGGATCACTGTGCTGTCCATGCCCCCACGGGCCGGATCAACCCCAATCACCACGGGAGCCGTCATGTCCTTGTACTTCTCCCGTTTGAACGCATCCTCCACGACAACGGGCGAGATGAACTGGTCCTCGCCAGCAGCAGGAAACTCGCCGTACACCTCAACCCGTGCCTGTATGGAGTCTTCACCGTACTCAGCGATGATCTGGTCATAAATCGACTTGTCCGTGCCCTCAACGGTCCGGGCATCGATGATCTCGTTGTCCCAAAAGTCACGTTTGCCGTGGAACGTCTCGAAGAAATACCCGGTGTTTCGCCGTGGGTTACTAAACGCAAACCAATAACGATCCAAAATCTTCTCTGTAAAGAAGCCAGCAGCCACCGACCAAATCCCATCAGGAATACCTGAAGCCTCGTCGAAGATCACCATCATGCCATCGTGGTTGTGGACACCGGCATACGAGTCTGGGTTTTCTTCACTCCACAGCTTCCCTTCAGCCGCCCAGTAACGAGTACCTTTCTTCAGATCCCGCTCCACCAGCTCTGTCAACCACTGTGCAGGTACGAGTTTGGTAGCCGATGGTTCCCACCAGTGCGAGTTAATCGCCATGGTCGCCCATTTAGTCAGCTCACCCCATGTCACCGTGCGGAGCTGGTTCTCACTGTTAGCCGAGACAATGACGGAACTACCTATCCGAGTTGTCAGCATCCACAAGATCAACCACGACACCAGTGCTGATTTACCAATACCACGACCAGACGACACAGACCGCCGCAGCGCATCCATGTCAACCTGTCCACGGTTGTTCTTGATGTGGTCGGCAATCTTTCTTAACGTCCTGCGCTGCCAAGCCCTTGGACCTTTGAAGTGCTCGAGTGGGGTGTTCTTCTGCCCCCACGGAAACGCAAAAAGTACAAACGTCTCTGGGTTGTCTGCAATCTGCGGACTCCAAAGCTGAGTCATCAGCGTTTGCTCATCTTGTGGCGAGAACTTTAAAGTCTGCATTTATTTCGCCTCTACATCGGTTACATCGGCCAAGTCAATCACCCGGGCATTAGCCGCTTCGATGGCCGATAGTATGGAAATCCCACCAGTCATCTCGATGTTAGTGGTCGCTCCGTACTTCTTACGATTGTGCGCTCCCATGAGCCACTTACGTGTATCGATCTTGAGCCTGCTTCTGTTCACATCTTCAAGTGTGTCATCCGCATCGGCAATCTCAATGATCTCGCCAGCCATGAACTCGGTACGCATTTCCTGCGCTTCGTCAAACAACTGCTTGCGCTGTGGGTCGCGCTTGATCCATCGATAGAAATCGTTGTAGTCAATGGTGCGTTGGTCGTCATGCAGAACCTGCGACATGGATTTGCCGTGGGCAACCTCATCGATGACTCGCATGAATATCTGCTCGTACTGAGCCAATACGAGTGACTTCACCGCAGGCGGTGATTTGGCAAGTGTGCGAGGCGCAGGGTCAAGCCAGTCTGGTAGTTCGAGTTGGTTCTCGGTTTTGTCGCCAGTCATTGTGACATCTGCGCCTACAGGATCGGGTGTTAATGATTCCATAGTGCTAGCAATGGTAGCAGAAGTTTCCGTGGTGTCAACAGCACCCATTGGGTAACGGGTTAATTTGAAAAAATAAAAAAATGTTCGCGGACCCTAAGTAACCGTAGCAGTTCGGCGCTCGGCCCTTCCCCCCTCCCCTCGGCCTCCGGATTAATTTCTTAAAACAATCCCCTGCTGGCCAGCGGATCCGTGGATCAATGGCCGCCGGTGCACAATGTACCATTGACCAATTAACCCAGCGGGTGCACGGTTCCAGCATAACCCAGCGGGTACACCGTGGCCACAATTCACCCAGTGGATCAACGGATCAAGAGAAACCCAGCGGGAAAGCCCCGAGCACCCAGCGGGTTAGCCAGCAACCCAGTGGATCGAGGGGGCACGGGAAAAAGGGCCAAGTGGTACAGTTGTGTCTCCGCCCGGGCGAGGGGGAAGATAACGACTTTTTTAAAAAGCACTGATTTTTCAGAATCTCAGAATCCCTTTCCCCTCCACAAGTCACAAGTGACGCACTGCAAAAAGGCCAGCACCCAGCGGGTTAGGGTAAGCACTGATGCAAATAATTGCACCCAATGGGTTGACAATCACAAAAACTGTGATAACCTAGCGGCTAGCCCGCGAGGGTGAAACACAGTAAACCGTAACAGTAAAGGATCAGATATGCAAAGCATTAAATTCAACACTGGCCGCAGCTATAGCACCAATGGCCAGAGAATCGCGGCCAGCTTACAAGATAACGGCGACATCGTATTCAATGACATCGACCGTTCTATCTGCGGAATCATTCGCGCCGGTGGCCTAACCCTTGAAGACGTGATAACCCTTAATTGTTTTACCCAGCGGGCCATCATGGAATCGTATGACAAAAACGAATACACCGACATTTCCGGCGACTGGGAGCTGCGTAAAGCCCTAGCCGATATTGCTGCCACTTTGTAACCCCGTAACCTTTGGAGCAAATAACATGAGCAAGCACAATCTTCATTACATCGACCTGAACCCTGAAGCGCTGCCCGTTGAACCTGAACCCGGGCCGCTGGCCATTGTGCTCGGTGCACTGCTGGCCTGCGCTGCGCTTTACCTTGTCACTATCGTTTTGTTTTCACTGTAACCCCGTAACTGTAAAAAGGAAATAAACCCATGAAAAACGAAAACCCCGTTCTGCTGGCCGCTGCCGTTGATCGCCTTGCACTGATCAAGGCCCAGATTGCTAACCTAAAAAGGGAAGAGGATCAATTGAAGGATCTGCTGATCGATAGCGGCCTTGAAAGTGTAGAAGGCCAGCTTCACCGTGCTGCGCTCAGTTACTGCGCTGGCCGTGAGCTGATCGACTGGAAAACGATAGCCGCGAAGCTGGTCCCCTCCCGTCAATTGATCGCTGCCCACACTTCGACCGGTGAACCGTTTTACACCGTGCGCGTGAGCGCTCGCAAAGCATAAGGGGGCCACAATGCTGATCTTGTCAACAAAGCTCAAAAACCGGTTTTCTGCTGCGTACACCGTGGCCCTTAAAAATATCCGGGTGAATGACGATAAACGGGGCTGCAGCGGGTTTATCTCGCTGGCCGGGGCCATTGTGTACGTCAACACCGAACCCTGCGGATCGCTGGGTTATATGTACCGCACGGCCCAGCACCTGAAAGATTACACCGGCGGCCCTAACCGCTGGGCTAAAGATCTTGATTCGCTTGAAAAAGGAATCAAGGACCTGCTGGCCATGGGAGCGTAACCCATGGACCTATTCAATCAATTTATCCGTGAAACCTTTGTAAACCGTAACCCCGTAACCTTTGGAGAATTGAAAATGCATGAATACGAAAATACTGACTTGGATTTTGCTGAATTTACCGCTGATGATGATCGAGCGCTGGCCGATATGGATCGAGAGATCCGCACCGAAGCACGCCGTGCCCAGCTTCGCGAAAAACTCGAAGGGGGCCAGCAATGAAATATCATTTTATTTTGAAGTCTGCGAATAGCAAAACCGGCCCCCTGCCCGTTACCTATTCCCAGCGGGAAACTTGCCCCCAGTCGTGCCCCCATTATCGGGCCGACTGTTACGCTGAAGACTATTACACCCGCATGAGCTGGGACAAAGTGGCCGAGCGAGGGGGCACGCTGGCCCAGCTTTGCGAATCCGTGGCCAGCTTACCCGCTGGCCAGCTTTGGCGGTTCAATGTAGCCGGGGATCTACCCGGGGCCGGTGAAACCGTTGACGCTGCAGCACTGGGGGAAATAGTGGCCGCGAATACTGGCCGCCGGGGTTTTACTTACACCCACAAAAAAAGCGCTGATGCGCTTTACTGGGCACAATGCGCCACTGACTGGGGTTTCACCGTCAATATATCGGCTGATGATGCTGGGGAAGCTGATGCACTGGCCGCCGTGTCTTCGCTGCCCATAACTTGCATCGTGCCCATGGATACACCGGAAAAAACCTACACCCCCGAAGGCCAGACAATCATTGTCTGCCCAGCTCAAACCCGCGAAGATATAACCTGCGCCACTTGCGGGTTATGCGCTCGAGCTGATCGCCGGGTAGTTATTGGGTTCCGTGCTCATGGATCCCGTGCCCGGGTAACTGATGCACTGGCCCGGCGCGTAATTCCAATAATGAAGGGGTAAGCCATGGATCACTTCGACAAAACCCGCATAACTTTCCACCGTGGGAATGCATTCACCCCGGAAGGGGTAAACAAAAAACCTTTTGCCACTTTTGTGATCAATGACTTGGTGGAACGTGAACTAATCGAGGGGCTTTGTGCCCTTATGCGTGAGCACGTCAACAAAGCGCACGCTGATTTTTGCAACATTAAATTATCAACCGAAGACTGGGACACTTAACCATGATCAATCTTGAAAACCTAACGGCCACCGAAGCTGAAGCGCTGGCCTATTCCGAAGGCTTTACGGGCACGGCCCGCCTATTCGCTCGAATCGATAATTTGCAGCGTGCACTAGGGCAGGCCGTGGCCGCACTGGAAGCAATAGCTGAAAGCAATAACGACACAATGAACGCGAAACAGCGCCGGGGGGCCGCCGCTGAAGCGCTGGCCATTATTGGACAATCGATTGATCTATGGGAGCTGGAGCGATGAACCACACTGAAGCTGAATATATCAATGCTGGCCACAAATACGAAAAGGCCAGCAACCCCGACAAAGCCCGGGCCGTGGCCCAGCACCTGCGTGCCATGTTATCGAGCGAGCACCCACGGGATCAAGCCGAAGCACGGGCACTAATCGAACGGGGAAGGGCCGAAGCACGGGCCAGCGCATGATCTTCACCGTGTATATAACCCTTGTATGTATCGCCGGGGCCGTGGCCCTATTCATTGAAAAGTAACCTAGCACCCCGGCCCAGTGGCCGGGGCTTTTTAACCCTAACATTTAACACAATGACACAATTCAAAACCGACCTGCTAGCCATGATCGACCGGCTAGCCCTAACCGAGCACCGGGCCGCTGGCCTGCTGGGTGTACCCGTTTACACCCTGCGGAAGTGGATCGCTGGCCAGCGTGCCCCTAATGCTGCGGCCGAGCGCCTGCTATCCGTACTGGGCACGCTCGAAGCGCTGGCCCCTGACGTGCTGGCCGCACTGATCCCGCCGGACCCCGTGGCCACAAAAAAGCAAAAGAAAAATGTTCACGTTGGCAAAGTCCCATCGAACCCGTAAAACCTTCACGTTGGAAAAGTCCCATGAAAATGAAAAACTACTTTATGGATCTGTTTGGCGAGTTCGAGATGGAGCCGTCAGATCTTGCAGAACTTGTGTTCCGTGCAGGTTGGAACGCAGCACTCGATGAGGCCAATAG